GGCTTGTTAGTTTCGGTATCCATAGACACGGATAGTTCCTCCTGTAAGAGTCCCGCCAAGTAAAGGAAGGATGGTGAAGTCTGTATAAGAAGTTGTGTTATCCAACAACCCAACATAAGAACCGCCGTCACCTGCGGAAATGTCCACACCAACTAAACGAGTAGAGGTCGCAAGAAATGGCGAAAATAATTGACACATTCCTTGAGACGGCGCAGATGAAGTGTTTCTACCAAACCGTTGAAACGAAGTATCTGCGGAGCCACCAGCACCAGCGACGGTGCCATTCCAAGATGTATAGATAAACGAGTTTTTATAATTTGTGACTGTTGCTCCTAAACGAAGCCCAATAATGCCTGTTGCTGAAGAACTACCTCCATTTATAGTGATGAGGTAGTTGTCGTAATCAGCAGAGAACGCGCCAGTAACCACCACACTGGAAACACCTGTGCCGATGGTCTGTGACTTCACAAGCCACAACCCCACACCATTCATGTCGGACGCATTCAACACGTCCCCACTAGCAAACACTGGAAAACTCATAACATCATCCTAAAAGGTCAGTCCCGTTGAGTCGAGATTGGTTGAGAATAAAAACAGAAGCCCAACGAGCAGAACCCTCAAAAGTGGTACGCCATTGACCCGGCACAACACTATGAGAAACACGAGACAGCAACATCGGAATAGTCGTGGAGTTACCTGTCGGAGGGCTTACGACGAGGGTGATGCGGTCGTTGAGTTCACGGTCTAAAGCGTTGCTCCAATCACCGTTAGGAGACAACACCACGTCGAACGGGTCAGCCTTAGGGTAAACCTGACCGCCCCAACCAGTAACGATATTGCCGACGGCTTGAGCGTTAGCAAGGCTGGCAACTTGTGTTTCAATAGATGCTTCAGCTGCACCGTAGGTGTTTACGCTTGTCGTGTTGCGCTGAATGTAAACACCACCACCCGACATTGTGATATTGGCTTCGTTGCGCATTGAGTCGCCGTCGTACTGCAACGCAACTTCGGGGCCGATGGCGTAGCCACCTGTGCCGTAGGTGCCTTGGGAAACAATGGAGCGTGTTTGTGTTCTGATTTGGTTTTGGTTGTACAGCGTGACAACACCTGCACGGGTGACAAACAGTGGTGCGTATTCGGAGTCGGAAAGTATTTGCAGTTCGCTGGCAACTCGGGGCGCGTTGTCTGTGACTTCAAGGACGCTTGACGATGGAGCCGATGGAGGGTCTGTGAGAGACACAGGGAATGGCGTGTTCGAAATGAGACCCTGAAAACGCACTCGGGCTGTCTCGGGGAAATAGGCCGTAGAAGTTTTGAAGATTGACTGAATGGTTGCCTGTGTTTGAACGCTGTCCCACACGACGATTTGCTGTACCGAACCCGTACCGATGTTTACATTTTCATTGGTCTGAACATAGATACCAGCGTTGTTCACCGTCGTTGTCGCCACTGAAATACCGTCAATAAAAAGGGCGATAGTCCGGGTGCCACTGTTCCATGTAAACGACAACAGGCGAGGCGTGCCAGTGTCCCAACCTGAGGCGTTAGTGCTGGCCACTTTGGAGTTAGCAAACGACGGTTCAGTTACTTCGGCATAGAACTTCTGTGTTGTGCTGTTGAAACCAAAATAGTAGGTGTGATTGTAAATGTTGCCTTGAACAAAAGTTGCTGAAGTAGAAGCGCCAGCGTCAGGGACAGCCCAACACGAAACAGTGAAAGAACCCGGACTGGCGTTTACAAGACCAAGCGCAGAGTTTGCAGCATCGGATCCTGTGCCAGTGATTGAACTATTGACCAACCCGACAGCCAACTGTGCGCCGTTAGACGCGACAGCAGTTGTCGCCATATCTAACGGGACACTGCCGTAGTCCTTGAGTGTCTGATTGGCTGTGTATGGCCCTACAGGCTCGTCACACGGGTAGTAGTGCCGTGGGGCGGTAGAAATGATGTAGTCACGGCTCCAGTCCGCAGGGAGCGTCTCAGAGGCTAAAAGCCCCAGCGCGTCGAAGCATGACAGGGTGATGGTGGAGTCTTTGCCTGCGTCTGTCCACGTTGGAGGCCAGCCCGACACAAAGCCACGGAACACGGGATAGGTCGTACCGCCATAGGACGCCGTAATGCGTATCTGTCGGCGCGGAAGAAGTTTGCCGTAGTAGGTACCTGACGTGTTGAACGGGTCATAGGTTCGGTTGAGATTGCTCAACACAACACTTGCGGAACCGTAGAAGGGTTGCCAGTCGTCGGAGCGTCCACGGTCAATAGTCATATAGCGAACATCGGACGTCACGTTTGTCCATGTTGGCGACGCAACATACGGGCCGTCGTTGAACGCAATCTCAACTATTGGCGTCGGATACGGCATCAGACTGCTCTTCGATTGTAGGACTCTAGAACGTCACGAACGCTTCGACCGATGGCAACAGGGTCGCCAATGCCTGTGTTTACAGTAATCGACACTCCACCTCGTCCTGAGTTATTACTACTCGGCCTAATGTACGGTGCAGGGTTTTGATTGTTCCTTGGTGTTGATGGAACAGAATTGCCACCCGGTCTGCTGTTTTCAAATTGGAAATAATCGCTTTGTGGAATAGTGCCAAAAGGGTTGCCCGGCAATATCAAGTTGCCTAAACGGGGGGCAAGGTTGATTGTTTCTACGAGTGCGTTGTGTATTGCTAAAACAGTGTTCAAAACCAACTTGAGCGTGTTCAGCAAATACGTCAAGAAAACGGGGCGGAACTCATCGTCTCGCAATGCGTCCACAAGGACGTAAACATTGGCCAGCAAAGCAGCAAAAGCAGCAGCAGCAGCGCCAGCACCCACAGCAACGCTGACACCCAAAATGGAAGCAACGCTTGACAGTGAAGCACCAAAAGCGGTAAAGGCTGCACTGAGGGAAGTAACAATCCCGAAAGCCTTGAAACCAGCGAACACAATCGCAAGGCTGGCACCAAGGTTGAACAAGACACCCGGAGCGCCGTCTAACTTTGAAATGAACTTGCCAAGGTCAGCGGTCGCCATTTTGAGTGCACCAGATAGGCCGTCCTCTTTGAACTTCTTGATGAGTTTGTCCATGTACGGCAGGACTTTTTCTTCAATCACTTTGACAAGTTTCTCAAAGGCTGGGAGAAGCAGTTTTCCAAGTTCCTCTTTGGCTTCGTCAAAAGCGACCTTCAGTTTCTTGAACCTACCCTCAGTTGTTTTGGCAGCGTCAGAAGCGTCACCTTCAAAAGTGTCAGCCAGTTTTGCCATGACCTCTTCAAGGCTTGCGCCGTCACGGATCATGCCTCGAACCTCAGGCGACAACTTCGCCAAAGCGTTCAAGTTGCCTCCGTAGGCACGCTCCAAACTCTTCGTCACAGTCTGAAGGCTGACACCTTTAGCTGCACTAATGTCCATCGCCAGAGAAGCAGCCTTCTGAGCCTTCGTAATCGAGCCAGTAGCACGAACCAAACCAGCAAGGGCTGGCCTCAAATCTTCGTCCGAAACAGCCAGCAAACGACCTTGTGACGAAATCCAATCCTCGTTAGCTGCAATCTGAGCGTCAGTCGCCTTCGTCGTCCTACGAATCTGACGAGCAAGAGCAGCCTGTGCAGCCTCATCCTCAATAGCAGCCTTAGCAGCCGAAACACCAGCAGCAGCCAAAGCACCCACAGCAAGCGTCGCAGGTAAGAACGCAGACTTGATAGCCGAGCCAACCTTAGAAGCGTCTTGACCAAGAGTTTTGAACGACTTTTGAGCAGACTTTATGCCCTTGTTATCAAACGACGAAACGATAGGTATAGAAAGCATTAGCGGAAGTCCTTGTTCACACGAGTAATAACACGAGACACAAACTTTGACATCACCGCTGCAATTTCTTCACGCCTGCTGTAAACAACAGGGCCAATAATGCGAGTACGACCCGGACTCAAATAACCAAGCGAGTTGCCAAGAGGGTTTGGGTTCTTACGACCAGCAGTTTCAAAGATGGCGGTGCCAGCGTCGCGTTGCACAATGTTGATAACGCCAGTGCTACGACGGTCAGTGTTGAAAGTGACGTCCACGCCTTTGCGAGCCTTTTCAAGATTCCACGGAAAGACCTTACGACCCTTTACAGCAGGGCCAGCCCAAGTGCGGTTCATACCTGAAAGCGGAACAAACTTGTAGGCGTTGCGGACGGCGGTAGTGGCAGGCTGAGCGATAGCGCGAGCCTCGTTGTTGAACTCTTTGCGGAGACCCGGCTGAATCTTATTCAGAGAACGGATTGCTTCGTTGATGCCATTTACTTCAATGCTTATATTTGGCACGGCTAACCTCCTCCGTTTTTTTTCAGCACTTCGGCAACCGTGTGCAGTTCTTGAATATCGAATGGGATTTGAGGAGGCCAGTAACCTGTCTCGACGACTAACTCGCAGAGGCTTCGAAGGTAACTGCCTCTTCGGTAGGGTTTACGGGTTCGTCACCAACTGGCTCGACGCTCACAAGTTTCTTGATGTAATCGTCAAAGATTGCTGGGACGGTAATTCCGCTTTGTTTTGCACCCTCAAAAGCGAGAAATGCGAGGTGCTCCATTGCGACACCGGAGGCAAGGTCAGAAGCGCGAATCTTGTACTTGCGCTCCAGTGCCACAATAGAAAACAGATTGGTGGTGACCTGATATGTGAGGCCGTCAGTCTGTTCGACGTTGAGTGTGATCTTCATGTTGTTTCTCCTGAAGGTTTACGGTTTACGGTGCAGTTACGTCACGAACCCAAGTGCCATTAGTGAAATTGGCGGTTACGGTTGCAATCTCCCCGACAGTTGAGTTGATTGGTGTGAAGTCAGCAAGCATGCAGTTGGTGATGACATATTCAGGGTTTGACGCTGACTCTGTCGTGCCCGATGGGGAGATGGTCAGAACCGTGGTTCCTGTACCGACGCAAGAGGCAAGAATTGCCTCAACTTCGGAAGCGCCATAGCTGAGGAAAAAGGTGATGCTGACATCGACGGACTGAAGACCGCCAACCATGCGATGGCCTGTGTCACCAAAAGCGGTGACTTCCAAAGCGTCCTGACCGATGGTCACTGTGCACTGGTTGCCTTGGTCGCTGAGGTCAGTGGTGGTAGCACCCTGCGTCAAGTTGATTGTTGCGTTTGATAAAAATGTGCTCGTAGCCATTTTGGCTCCTTTTGGTTAGTTGCGCCGTACGGCTACGGCAACGGTGAGGTCATAGGAAGGCAGGTCTTGCCCCCCTACGGTTACGAGGCCCGGACGTAAGTCCGTGACCGCGATTGGTGAGTTCATTATTTGGTCTGCGATTTGCATGAGGTAGTCGCCTGCGTCTTGGTTTGAAGGCGGTGGGGCTAAGACACGGAGGCGCAAGTCAATGTTTCCTACGTTGTAGGTAAACGCTGTGACTGTTGGGAGTTCAATCAGAACGGACAGTGGGCGAGCGTTGCGAGGGTCTGTGATAGGCACAAGCCCGAGAGTGGTTAGCGCCGTTTTACAAGCGTTTACAGCCTCGTAGAGAATGCCTGAAGAACTCACGCGACTTGCGCCCTGCCACAGCCAAGAAGCTGCATAATGCGGTGAAGGGTGACAGGCATCGGCAGATTGCCCATACCGTCAAAGCCACCATAAGAATCGCCCGAGGTTCCGCGTTCACGGTAAAGCGTCGCTGCATACATGGTGGCACCTAACTCGACATCAGGTGAAGGCACAGTGCTTTGAGAGTCTGTGTAGCCAGCCTCACGACGCTTACGGAAACACCAGTAGTTACTTGCCGACACACACTTTGCAACGAAAGCCGTGTCGTTAGCGGTTGCCACGTCTATACCGAGCCACGACAACACAAGTGCTGAAGTAGTCCAAGTGATTGTTTCAGTGAAAGTCAAGGTGCCAGCAAGCGCACCGTACTCGTCTTCGTCATTGTGTCCAGTGTGGGCATACAAAACCTGATTGAGTTTTGGCACGTCATAGTTGAACTCGAGATAGCCCTGTTGGTCTTTCCCGATGTACTCCCACTCTTCGACGCTGATAACGGTGAAGGTGCCGTTGAACTTTGCGCCAGCGCCTGCGACAACGATGCTGTCACCGGGCTGAACCTCGGAAGGGGTCAGGGTCTGTACGGCTGAAACATCATCAAAGTGAAAACCATGAGTGATTGTGTAAACAGACATACAGACCCTTTCCTTAGTTCCTAGTTATCAGGCGAAAGCGAACTGAACAAACTTGGTTGGGTCAATCATCAACGCTGCAAAGTAACCGCGGAGAGCGATTGTGCGTGACAGTGTCGATGGTGACTCGATGGACATGGTGCCCTTCTGCTGTTCGTAGAGTTCGTAACCCGATGCGTCACCAACGATGGCAACACCGCTAGCGAAGTTACGGTCAACGACAACCTGCAAGCCGAAAGCGTTTCCGCCGTATGCGCTTGGTGAAAGGTCGCCCTGTGCGTTCATTGGGCCCACCTGTGGGAACAACGGACGGTTTGAACTGTCAGAAAGACCGACAAGGTTGCGCCAGCGGTCAGGAGCAACAAACAAGTGAGTAGGCAAGTTGCCATTTGAAGAACTCAAAATTGTTGCTGATGCCTCTGCAATTTCGGCAGCCCATACTTCAGGCTTTGCCACGTCTGCGGTTGCAAATGCTTGAGTGACGCTTACGCCTGCGACCAACTGGTCTGCTGCGTAGTTGTCTGTGGCGTTTGCGTAAATACGGCCCATGTCGTCAAGAACAACCTGCAAGATTGCTGGGTCAGTCCAGTCGATGTCAGCCTCAGAAATGTTTACATATCCGCCGAAGATTTGCTTTGTGACTTGGTTGTTGAAAACAACAAGTGTTCCTGCGCTTGGTGACTGCTCACCAATCGATGCACCGATGGTGACGTGTGTGGTCACTTCTGGACGAATAAACACTTTGCCACCTGCTGGCATGGCCTTGACACCCACTGCGTCAACGACAGGACGGCGTCCAATGAAGTTGTTGTAGGTAGGAGCCAAGATTGGCGTTGGCAAAAGGCCCGGTGTGTCAGTGGTGACGATGTCAGGAGCAGCTGCGCGAAGTGCGTCTGACATTTCGTGCCATGCGGAACCGCCAGCGATGAACGCTGACATGTATTCGGCTGCGGTTGGCAGTGGAACTTCACGGCGCGCTGTTGCGAACAGTGGAGCAGTTGGGACGATTTCAGCCGAAGCCTCAACCGTTGGGGTTACTTCAGACATGGTTTCCTCCTCAGGAATGTCTAGGGGTTGGGGTTCGACAACTTCTTCTTCTGACTCTTCGTCAGGCTGGGAAGCAGCGATTTCGGTTATCACAGCATCGGAAAACGCTGGGATAGCAACAAGTGACAACTCAAGAAGATTTGCCTTAGACACAATCATTGTGTCGCCCTTGTATTTGAACTTTGTGGGAATGGCACCCACAGAAACTGAGTCATAGGCGCCAGCCTTGACCAACTCAATGGCTTGGTCTGATGCGGTTGTCTTTGCAAACTTTGCGGTAAACAAAAGTCCTGACTCGTCATCGACAAGTTCACTGACGACGCCACGCAACTGGCTCATGTCATGATTTTCAATCAACTTTGCAGGCTTCTGATTTACGTCAAAAGCACCACGAAGAAACTGCACCTTTTGTCCGCCCGACACCACTGCTGGAGTGTCCCAAGGAACGGCCACGCCCGTAATGGTTCGGGGGCTGTCCTCGCCAGCAGCAGCGTCAA